TCATCTATTGCCTTAATAGTAGATTTAGATGCACTACCATTCTCATAGTACGTTGCCCTACCTCTTAACGCAGATAATAAGCTATCTATGGCATCGCCTAGTACTCTCTTACCTACACTTATTGCTAATCCTAATCCTAACATATATTATTCTGTATATACTACTTCCATAGTAGCGTTAAACCTTGCTGTTGTTGAACTTGTATCTCCTGATGATATAGTAACTATGATAACATCTCCTGCTGAGAATGATTGAGTGCTACCCAAACCACCTGCTGCAAATACATCCGTTTTATTATTACCACCACCAACTTCACTAGCTGTACTACCTAGTTGTGTGAGGTCAATACCTGCTGAGCTTTCATCAACAGGAGTTCCCTTATAAATCTTAAAGTTTACAGTCTTACCGCTTGTTGCAGCTACAACACCACCAAAAGCATTGACGTAACCATCTCTAAGGCAATATAGCTGCGCTTGTGCAACAGCATCTTGTGCATCAGCAGTAGCATCAGTAACCACCGTATTCCAAACGTGAGTAGAGTTACCCGAATATGTTGGTGCTAATTCATCTGTCGTTGTTATAGCAGATGTAAAACCATTAACCCTAACAAAATGAGTTCTTCTAAGGTTATCATCCGCCCAAGTCAAAGCATCACTACCATCCTTTGTTAAGATAGTATTAGATGCTGCTGTACTAAAGTCCTTTGGAACGTGAAGCTGTGAGTTATCTAAACTACTATGTTCGTTACTAGCCATACTACGCTGTGTATCCTATGCAAATTCCACTTGTCAATGTAATTGCTGTAACCTTTCCTAAGAATAATGTAGTTCCCGCAGGTAAAGTCGTTTGCAAAGCAGTTTCACCACTACATTCGTTAGCAGCAATACTAGCTATAACACTCTCCACAGGGAAGTGTAAGCAGTAAAAACTTTTGCCTGTTTGTGCAGCAGTAGTAAATACCTCAACATCACCACTAGGTGAATGACCTACCATTCGCATTAACGATACATTATCATCTAAAAATCCTGTTGCCATTTTATATTATTTTATTTGTTTCTATCGTATGCCCAATTCTTTAAAGCAATATAGTTCTTGGAGTAAGGGCATTCTTCACTCACATTCTTGCCTTGTGGTTGTTTCTTTGCTCTTGCTATATATGCAATAGCCTTTCTTGCTTCAGTAGCATTTGCAGATGTCCAATCCGCTTTCTTCTTTGACAACAAAGTAAGGTTTCTGTTTATAGCAGTTCTGCCTATACTAGCCTTCTTGCTACACTTACTCTCTGACCATCTCTTTAGCTCAGAGTAGCTCATATTAACGGAAGCCTTATACTCTGTGTATGTTTCATCTATCTCCTCTTGAGAGAAAGCATTTTTAGTTTCCTTTAGCTCTGATATAAGCTCACCTGCCATCTCATTGATTAAATCCAATAAGTCAGTTTGATTTGCATCATAAGCATCACCATCGTGTTCCTTACCGCACATCCAAGAGCCATCAGGCATTTGATGTTCGTATCCGTCAGGACACTCTTTATTCTCTCTAAATACGTTTTCCTCTTCCTTCATTAGTAGAATATTATTCCGTTCATCTTACTAGCTATGTCGGTATCAGGCATTGAGCTATCACCATCCTTACCATACAAAGGAAAACTTCCTACTTGGTCTTGATGCGTGATGTGTGCAATCATATCATCAAGCAATACCTTTGCCTTTCTGAATGTATCGCTTTTCATTTGATTGAATTGCTCTACGTTTGCAGGTGTACTAAAATCGGATGAGTTAACTACTAACCCTGCCGATGTCGTATTGTATTGTATCTCATTCATTACCTCAAATCTAACAAACCAACATAGAGCAGGTTTAAGATAGTATTGCAAAAGTATTGAGTTAGCTGCTGTAAGCGTTCCTGTGCTGTCGTGCTGTGTCTTTAACTCCTCATAGAAGTCCAATCCAAGCTCAGGCTTGATGTGTGCAAGTTCAGCAATTTCAAGGATAGTATCGCTAATCAAAGCTGTATCTGTTGCTTGATTAGTAAACGCATTAGATATTACCTCTGAAGGTGTTACGAACTTATCAAATTGTCTTACATTACTCATCTATCTCTGTGTTTATTTCGTTAGCACCTTTTCTGTCTATAATAAGCAAATCACCACCATCTATTGTAGGTAGGTCTTTGTTAAGCATTGCTCTCTGTTCGTTGATAGTCAACACTTGCTTAGGGTCAATGTCCGCTAGGAATGAAATAGGTGGTTCGTAAGCTACCGAAAGGTCACTTGTATCTATACCCATCTCTGCATTGATAACCCTTTTTATTGGGTCTAGTAAGATGTTAGTAGTATCTCTAATAACAGTTGACATAGCTAAGTCATAAGCTATTCTAATCTCACTACCCGTATTGTTCATCTTACCCGATGATACGATACCACTCAAGGCAGGTTGCCATCTGTGAGCAGTAATTATGTTTTGGTCGGTTAACTTCTGTAAGTCTAAGAAGTCACCATCTTCCTTGTTGGATATAATCTGAACATCAGTTCCTCGACTATCCTCTCCGTTCTTTACAAGGAATAATATCTTTGAGTTGTTACCACTACCCGTTAGTGTTTCTTTAGCAGTTTCAACAAACTTTTCGGCTTCTGATTCGCCAAAATCGCCATTAACGGTAACAATAGCGGAAGGACTAAATCCATTCTTAAATGATGTATGATTGAATTTACCAATCTCATAGTCTATTGCTATGTGTTCTAATGCAGCTACATAGTCAGGCAATCCGTAAAAGTTAAATGTACTTTCGTAGTCCTTGTAGTGTATAATAAAACTGCTGTTAGAAATCTGTGGGTAGATTGGTATTCTTTGAGTTTTCTCTTTGTTCTTTCGATAGTTTGCCCAATCAGGATTGAAATAGACATACTTCTTATTTTTAGAAACCCTAGCTGTTGAAGCATCTTTGTGATAGAAGTTAACACCACCATCATATACAACACCTTCTAAGAAAGCGTTACCGTATGTATAGTAATCATCAGCAAGTTTCTTAAAGCAGTCCTTTAGGCTCTCTCCGTTAGCGTTTACATCCTCTATGAAGTTACCTAGAGCTTCATTATCAGTAATAAAACCACCACCCGTAGTGAATGTAGTTTTCTGTGCTAATACAGACCTGTGTGTAGAAGATTGTCTTTTTAGTTCAGATAAGTATTGAGGAAACAAGTTATCCTTACCAAAAGGGATAAAGTCCTCTCTCAATCTGTCTAAATCCTTAACCTCGGTATCTACCGTAGGAGTAGATAGGTTAACAAAAGCATACTTAGTATTAAAACTACTCTTTGTCGGAGTTGTCTTTACTTGATTCTTCTTTTGCTTTTGCTTTGGTTTTCTTTGGTTTTGCATCTTCTTCTTTTGTTACAAGGTCGGTAAACCCTAAATCATAAACATACTTTAGTTCTTCTTGTGTTGCTTTTGACCAATGAACTGTAACTCTTTTGTCAAAATAAGAATAACCTTCTTTTAATCTTGATTTATACATATTGCAATTATAATAAAAAAAGAAGGAAAGGGCAAATCGCCCTAACCATTCCTTTTTAGTTAATTATTAAGCGAAAGCTATTGTTCCATCAGCAGCAGGAGTATATGTTCCTGTGTATAATCTAGGAAGCTCACCTTCCATTGCTGAAATAGTTACGGTAACACCACTCTCATCACCTAAAGCAGCACCCGTACCACCTTCAACAGAAGTAACCTTAGCGTACATTTGGTGACCTTGAAAGTCAGAAGATTCGTTATACTTTTCAGAAAGACCTATGCAATAAACTGCATCATTATAATCCTCTGCCCAAACAGCGATTGGTAAATCTATCATACTAATTAAAGCATCATAGTGAGCTACACTCATATTAGGTACATAAAAAGATATTGTATTCTCAAACATAATGCTTCCGTTTTCTTTACTTCCTGAAGAAGATAAAGAACCTGTGCCTAGTTTAAGGTCAAACATCTTTGCAGTAGCTCCTGTAACATCAGAAATAGTATGTGTGTCTGCTCCGTAAGTTGCAGCAGTAATACTAGAAACATCTGCTATTGCAATGTTTTTTAATCCACCTCTGACTTGCAAGTCTGTGTGAACTACTTGTAAAGTTTCTATTGCCATTTTATTATTATATTAAAAGTTAAAAATTAAGGGGGAGTATTTCATCCCCCATAATTATATTGAATTATACTGCGATTGCATTAGGAGTATAATATACAGCTAGTTTAGCATCTTTCAATGCACAACCTACCATATAAGCAACTCTGAAACGATACGCTTTGTTATCCATAGAGTACCATTGCTCTACTGAGTTCTCATCGAAGTCAGTACCTACAACAAAAGCATTTTGTGTAGTTAATAAAGCTCTGTGAGTTTCATTAGCAGAAGTACAACCATTGATTTCTGAAGCATCAGAAGCGATTGCTACATCCCAATCTCTACGAACGATGATAGGAATACCTCTGTAAGTTAACTGAGGAACACCATTTACCAACGCACCATAACCTGCTGCTGCAAAGTTAGAAGATTCTAAAGTTGATGCCATATAGTCATCAGCAATATCACCCGATACAAAGAAAACGTGGTTTCCTGCTTCTAACAACTCAGGAGAAGCTGAATCGTAAAGACCTTGCATAATGTTAAGACCATTACCTGCTACTAAGATATCATCATCCTCTTGATTAGTAAGACCTGCATACTCTCTTGTTAATCCCGTTGCACCTGCTTCAGCAGCAGCTTGGAAGATACCATCATAGATACCATAGTGAGCATCATCTTCAGCAACATCCGACAACCATAGTTGACGATTGAAGTCAGCTTTTACACCTTGTCCGATTAAGTCAAGAAGGATATTCTTAACAACAGAACCATCAACATTGTCGAACTCGTGTCCGTCACGCATTAACTGACCTTTCATCTTATTGAAAAGTTCGTTTGCTCTAAACTCAATTTCAGCTTCTACACGAGAAGGAGTAATTGTGATTGTAGCACCTTGGTCTGCATCAGCTTCAGCAGAAAAAGCACCGTTTGTGAAAGCCTTTGTAATCTTTCCTAGTTGATTGAATTTGTCAATCACAGTAGTACCTTTAATGTTAGGTAGTACTTCCATATATTGCATATAATCCTGACCCATAAAGATAGGTTGGATGATTGCTCTGTTTACATCATACTGCTCAACAGTAGGTAAACTTGTTAATTGTAAAGCCATATTATATTATTTATTAATTATTTTAAAATTGATTTAGCAAAAGCATCCCAAGCGTTAACCACAACATCGTTTTCGTTGATAGATGGGTCGCTTTCTACTTCTACGTTAGTTTCAGTAGCTTCTAATTTAGCTAATTTAGTTTCCATCTCAGATACTTTGTTAGTTAAGTCAGCAATAGTGCTTTCTTTTTCACCAACAAGACCTGCTAATTCTTCTTTTTCTTCACGAAGTGAGTTAGCGTTTTCTTCTAGTTCTTCTAGCTTGTTAACGATAACATCATTGTCAGAAATAGAAAGAGAAACTTCTTCAGCAGGAGTAGAAACATTCTCTCCTTTAACAGCGTTTAAGATTTCCTCTTTAACACCGTTGAACCAAGTTTTTAATTCTTCAGTCATTTTAAATGATTTATTATTATTATTTAATTTCAATTTATCATTGACCTCTTTCTCGTTCACGTTAGTAAATTTAGAAAGGTCAAAAGATGCAGCAACTTTCATAGGAGCAGTAATTGTATCTACAAACCCATATTCGATTGCTTCTTCACTTGACAACCAAGTTTCCTTATCCATCATATCCGAAAGCTCCTGCACCGTTAGGTTGGATTTCTTAGAATATATCTCGATAATTTCATTCTTAATCTTATCAAGTAAGTCAGCAGTTTTACGCATATCTCCTGCTTCTCCTGCCGATTGTCCAAATGGGTTGTGTATCATAAAGAATCCATTTTCGGACATCTCTATGTTATCCCCTGCCATTGCTATGACAGTAGATATAGAAGCAGCCAAACCTTCAATCTTTATTTTTACATACCCATTGTGAGAACGTAAAGTGTTGTAAATAGCAAGACCATCAAATACACTACCACCAACTGAGTTGATTCTTAGCGTGATGTCTTTTGTTCCAACAGCCTTTACTTCTTCTATAAAGTTCTTAGCAGATGTTCCGTAGTCACCTATCTCATCATAGATGGATATTTCGACAGCGTTATCTGCTTTGTTTTCTATTGAATACCATTTGTTCATTTTGCAAATTTAATAATTAATGTATCATATCTTTCGCAGAAATGGGGTAATCATCTAATGTTGTAATCTTTATTGAACTTGCGCTTGTGTTTGTAGATTATATTTTGTATGGTTCTCTCTGACACATCGTACTTAATGGATATGTCCATATAAGTGAATGTGTAGTTATTGCCATTAGATTCCAATATCAAATCAAAATCTTTTATTATCATATAATCCCTTAGCTTTCTTGGCTCGATAAGACCTTTCTCTGATAGATGGCTCAGGACATTCTTTATTCCTGCTTCCTCAGAGTATCGTGCCTTCACTTCATTGTATATAAGCTCTATAAACTCACTAACAATCTCAGCATCATTCTGTCTTATCATACGCAAATATACTAAAAAG